GTATGTAGAGTTTGATGCGTGGCTGTGAACTCTAGTTAGTCTATCTAGTTCACGATTAAAGCCAATAAAAAAGGGATCCTTGAAAAGGTCCCATGTATAGGTTGTTACCATTTTATTCCTCCTTCAAGCGAATAAGTTAATATGTGGGCCCCTATTGGCGACCCACATATATTATATCAAAGTAGATTTTTTAAGTCTACAAAATCTTTTTCTTTTTATCCTTCATTTTATTTTCGTCTGCGGTGGCAGCGTAAAGAGCCCTCATTTGTGCTAAGGCTGCTGAGCGTCCAGAGTGGCAACCCTTTAGTTCTCCCTTATCATTTACTACGGCATACCCTTTACATCCTGCTACACCTTGTTCAACTTTATATGGCATTTTTTCTCCTAATCATTTGGAATTTCTGGCATATCCATTGGGATTATGCCTAGATCTTTTGCTATTTTGAATCCTTCTTGATTTAAACTTATCATGGCTTCTAGATTTTCGTCATATTCAACTTTTACATATCCTGCTTCATAAAGATCAATTAAAGTTTTATCTACATAATCAGTATGGGCCTGCCATAATTCTGGGGCAATATCTTTTGCAATTTCGTTTATGGCAAATATGATCTCGCCATCTTCATTAACGCCAGCGATTTCTACTGCGCCTATTTCAATATAGTGCTCTAGCCTCATATCATCATTATCCATGTGTCTATTATACTCTTTCTGGCTTATGCCTATTGTAGGCTACCATCTTCATTTTTGTCAATAGTAGACTCCACTATTTGCTGTACATAGTCAGAAAAATGTTTCCTAATATTGCCTGCTGGCCTATTGCCTGCGCTTTTCCATATTCTTTTATACTCTATTACATTAGAGAATGTGGTTGGGCAAAGCAGGATACCGTTATACTCTTTTAATACTGTAGGCAGCGGCACATGTTTTCCACAACATTTACACTCTTTAGCTTTATCTTGATATATACTCATACTATTTCCATTCCTTCTATCATTGCCGCCAATTCTTTAGGCATCTTAGGGGCCACAATTACATTCATTTTCTTTACATATTCTTCTTCATTATCCCATTTAATGCTGTCATACGTATGTACATCTATTTCATTTAATGTATCTACTTTAGTTCTACTAATAGCATTATAAATAGATCCGCAAACGGCGTCCGCTAAGTCTTTAGAACCTTTTCTAGGGTGATCAACACGATCTTTCATAATTTTTAATTGCAATAATTCATCAATCAATAACGGAATATGTGGACCAGAAAGTCTTTCTTCCAGAACAACCATAGCCATATCGTCATAATGCTTCTTTGCAACTGACAAAGTTTCTGTGTTAATTCCATAAGCTTTTAGCTGTTGCATCATGTCGTGAGAATTCCATCTGTCAAATGTACAAACTCTTATCTTAAATCCTGCAGTTCTTAATGAGAGTATATAATCTTTTACTTCTGTAAAGTCAACAGATTTATCTGCCGTAGGAGTCCAATATCTAACAGCGTCTACTTCAACAATTGGAGCTGGTTGAGAGTATGTATCTGTTACTTTTACATTTACCCATTTATTTACATGCGACATTGCTACAGCACAATGGTCATGCTTTTGTGCAAGGTCTACGTGAATAAAGTATTCTTTATCTGGGTCTGGTGCAAACCAAGGTTCTAGTCTTCCAAATCCGTCCACCGCTAGTGCCATATTGCTAAATGCCTTTTCAATCTTTTCACGAGATTTAAAAAACGCATCCACAGCTTCTGGTGGCATGCAAGCAAATCGGCTAAGAGCATCTGGCATATTCTTATAAAACTCTACTTTAAAATCTTCAATTTTTTTAGTTGGATTAATTTCCCATGTAGGTCTTTTAATCGCATAAGTTTTAGGAATAGTATATGAAATAATATTATCTTCTTCCCACTCAACAGTTACTTCATTTCCTACAGTTCCATCTGGCAGGTTCTCATCCATTTTTAATACTTTAGTTCTTATAATAGTTTCTTTTTCCGCCACAACTGAATCATAAAATTTTTGAATAGGGTCATTCTTAAAGCGGGGAAACGAAAGCAGAATAACCTTACCATAGTCTGGGAAACGAGATACAACAGATCCACGGTACATATCGTAAATAGCATCAGCAGTCTTTGCTTGGTCATGACCAGTTGTGTTCTCAGTGGCAAAGCCTGAGATCTCATCTAAGATTACGGCAATAACGTTATAACCTTCGAACGCTTCACGCTCAGAGTGTCCTGAATAAACATTTACACTCTTATCAAATCTGATTTCAGAAGCTTTAGGATCGTATTTTCCAGTAAACCATGGAGACCTGTCTATTCTTGTCTTAAATCCTTTAAAGAAAACATTGTTGGCCTGTGCTGCGTTAACAGCAATATTAATGATATCAATTGTATCTCCAGGAGGCTTGCCGTAATATGTTGCTGGATCTTTTAGGCACAATAGTAAATATACTATATATGATACCGATATGGTTGAGCAATAATCTTTTCCGCTACCCTTGCCTAATTGAGCAATTACTTCATTGCAGGTTTGTTTGAATCTTCGTTTTCCTTCTTCTTCTCCAAAGAGTTTGATAAGGGTTGATTCTTTATAGATCTGGCTGCTTTTCTCAATGAGTGTATACTGGTACTCCGATAATGGGGGAAGTCCGAGGTAGTCTGGGCTTGTAACGAATGTTCGTAAGTCGACTGGTCTTTCATCAAATTCCTCTCCATCTAGGATATCAATGAGATCATTAAAATTAAGATCCACTTACTTCCTCAATTATCTCAACTGGCTCTACTATCCCAGTAATTTGTGACAATCTCTTGGCAACTTCCATTTTACATTTTGGACAGGTAGCCGTAACTTCTTTTAAAATCTTTACAAGAATATCTTGTTTGCGTTCTGTCTCCGCCAATTGTGTGGCAAGCTCTGCATTATCTAGTAAGCCTACTTCCTGAAGCATGCCTATGCGTTTGCCTTCAATGTCTGCAATTAGTTTTAATGCCGTTGCCTTTACATTTAATTGACCCTGAGTGTCTGCGTCTTCTACGGTCTTCCAGGCCTCTTTAATGAGCATGGCATAATGTTGGTCTGCTCCAGAGATAGCCTCTTTAGCCCTCTCACGAGCCCCAGAATCGCTTCTTACGACCTGTTTCCACTCATCTATATACTCTATAACCTCTGACCGTTTAAAGCCCGTCACAGAGGCAATCTGGGTAGGGTTATTACCTTTAAGTAATTCCTCTACTACCTTGTTCATGCGATCATAATGATCAGCTAATTCAATTTCCATATATATACATTATAATCTTAGTTGACTAAAAAATCAACTAGATTTTTGCTTGGCAATCTTTAATAGGACTAAATATCCAATCAAATCGTCAATATCGTTATCTCCTGGATAATCTGTACCCTTCATAAGTCTATTTAATTTATCATCAATACGGACATGTAGTTGCTCTCTTGGTCCCGCCTTTGAAAATATTCGTACAGGATCAAGGGCTGAATTGCCGTATGCGATATTCTTTTTGACCAACATATGTGCAATCTCATGGCATGTTTCAAGAATTTCTTTGCCTGCTTCTGTACCTACTGTAAGCAGATATAAATCTTCACACCTAAATTGATTTACGTCTGGGAATACTGGTTCAAGCATTATCCATCTCCTTGTATAATTGTTTTAATCCTCTTAGCGTTCCAATATCCATATATTTCCCGCCTGGTCTTACCGCCCTAATATTTGTGCTTTCGCTTATCCATTCCTTTAATTGTTTTCCTGGATGGTCTAATTTAGGATCTAAGTATCTTATCATATTTTTTCGGAATAGCATAGTGCCCCACATGTCTGGGTAGTCACAATTATCTACCTTATCTTCAGATCCAATTACCCTACCATCAGAAACTTTAACCTGTCCTACTCTTCCTTTTAATTCATCATTACATTCCCATATGCCAAGAACTAGATCTGCCTTATCTTCTTTCATCATTTCTTTATAAATATTTACTGGAGCATTAAGAATGTATGTGTCTGGCATTCCTACAACAACGGTATCATTATATTCGCCTATCATAAACTTAATTGCATCAGACATAGTAGATGGTTCACGTACTATTAGTTTAACATTCATGTCCATGTTTTGAACTATTGGAACCCACTCAGGTCTTGTAGCAACACGAACTTCGTCACAAACTTCAAGCATTTGTTCTACATGCCACTGAAGCAAAGACCTCTCGTCTGATATTGGCAAGCAGAACTTCGGAATTCCGCCAATCCTAGATGCTTTGCCAGAAGCTGGCAATACTCCTATGGTATGCATTACTCTTTCCAATCGTGAGGATTAAATCCATTAGGATAAGATTGATTTACCATTGGATCTTTCTTCCATGCAATCCAGCCTTCTTCTCTGTCATCTCCCCAATATAAATGAACTACGTCTTTATCAAGAAGTCGCTTTGCGTCTTGACCATGAAAAATATGAACTTTATTGTCTTTGAGATAAGGCATTTCCATTAATTCTGGAGCCCACTGGTTAATATGTTTTTGATATGGCTCTACGCCTAATTCACGATACATGGCATCTGTAAACATTTGAACATCTGTATAATAATGAACCATATGGTTATGCTGAATAATGCCGTCTCCGACTCTTTCAACACAAAGATCTATTGCTGCTTTTAGTAAAGGATGACCAGCCCGTGAAGCAATAGTTTGTGTTGCTAACCATGGGGTATCTCTTTCGATATCAAGCATCATATCGTAATCCTGATTTAACCATGAGTCTACTGGAACTTTACAATGTGTATCCATGTCAGCATAAATTCCGCCATTAATATAAAGAATTGCAAATCTCCAAAGCCCAGCTTTCATAACTCCTAATGGAAGATTAATGTATGTGTTATAAATTTCTTCTGAAAAATTATCTTTAAAGAACTGCTCTCTGTCTGGACCACTCATATATCCGTGATCCCAGTCTGGGTTATTGTCCTTCCATGTTTGAATACTAAATTTAGCATAATCTGGAAGGGCATCAAATGGTGTCTCGTACGTCTGCCAAATCTTTTTTTCTATCATTTTTTAATTAGTCCGAACTTTTCTAGATACCTCTGTATAGTCATAGCAGAGACCCCGCATTCTGTTCCAATTTCTGTAACAGTTTTCTTTTGTACTATATATCTGCGATATAGCCAATCCTTACTTTGATAAAGTTTCATCTTTCTGTTAGCACCGTGTTAGAATAATGAGCAATGCCGAATGCATCTGCCACATCAAAATCTTCAAGCTTTAATCCATATTTATTATTAAAATAATCTACAGTTCTTTGTTTCCTAATTTGACGCATCTTGTTTTTGTACCAGGAGTCAGCATATCCTGGATTCTCAAACCTAAGCTTGTCTTTCTCCATCTTTGTTGGGTTTTTATTTCCAATATATGCCTGCCAAGATGTAGGAGATATAGTAATAACACTAGCCCCAGTAGACATAAGCTCAGCAATAACAACACCGTAGACATATGATAATTTTATCACGGCATCAGGGGATCTGACAAGGACTGCTCCTTCTACTGCAATATAATCAGACTTTAATTCATCTAACATTGCATGCATTTTTAATTTAGCGTCATATATTTTTTCATATATATCTGCTCCAGCAAATTCTATTTTCCCCCATTTTAAAGGCTTATCGTTTTCCATAAGGCAAAATGCGACGGAATTTGTAGATGCATCTATGCCAAGAACACGGCTAGCCTTTGTTTTTACTAGCTCAGCTAATTTCATTTATCATCCCCAACAGCCTAGATCTTTGATCCTGATTTACTTTTCTATTACACGCAGAACACAAATTAGATTCATTATACCTACTTAACTGTGCCCCACACTTTTTACATCCTCGCCTAGCACCATTCCTAATAGCCTTTTTTTCATAGTACTTTTCCATAATGCGTCTATTTGTTGCAACACGGCAACACTCATCTGTGCAATACTTTTGATTATGAGTTTTTGCCTCAAATTCTTTAGCACATTCTTGATTCGCACAAATCATAATTTAGGAACCTCATAGGCTTCAATTTGTATAGTTCCAGTTTCTCCAGCCCAACATTCTTTTTTAATTGGACAATTTTTACATGCATAACTTGTTTTAACAAAAGGCCTCATCGGAATGTCGCCTTCTTTAAAATTATCCCAAACCTCGCACATCCATACAAAAAGATCATCGATAATCTTTTTATTTTTAGGGGTCATTTGAATTGGAATAAGAAGAATTTCTTGAGTGTTTTTATTTTCATATAAGAAGAATGCCTCTTTAGCATTACGAAGTTTCATATATGTAAGTAGTTGAAGCATATGGTTTGCTGATGGAGACATCTCTGCCTGCCTTGTATCCCACACTTCTTGTTTAGCAGTTTTAATTTCACCAATTACTTCTTCATCGTCCCAATTAATAACAAGGTCGATAAACCCACGAATTGGTGGATATTCATTAGTAATTTCTATTTCAGTTTTGACATCTTTCATGGAGTTAGTCTTAAATAAATCAGAAGACTGTCCAGCAATTAACTTCTGCAATCTATCATGAGCCTGTGTTCCATATGCCATATTTGCTACAGCAGTAGCATCATTATTGTCTATAAAATGTGCACCGCTAAATGCCATATACCAATATCGTGGGCAGTTTCCATGACCATAACCAAGACTACTGGGACTGAATGATTTTTTTGTCATCTCCCCATCAGGTCTTTTTGTAGCCTTATAGGCATCATCTAGCATCTGAGCAAACTCTTCTACATTAAATTTGCCTTCATACTTTTTAAATTTAAGATTCTTTACAATATCTCTAGCCATTATAACGAACGACATACTTGAGGGCATCCACGAGTTTGTCTATCGACTCCTTTGCTGAATAGTATACGTTCTTCTTATTATTGTTTACTGTTCCCGCTTTGTCTTTAGCAATTGTAGAGTATACAGCAGCAAGCATTGAGAACTTTGTAGACATAGCTTGTAATTCAATAATTAAATGTGGGGCTTTAGCAGCAGGAACATCAGGATTCATTAGAAGCTTTACCACAATAGCCAAAGCCTTGTCTAGCTGATCATCCTTCATATACTCATGAAGGTCATTAAATTCTGTAATATCACTAATTAACTCTAGACTACTTTTGTCGCTCATTGTATCTCCTTGTATAATCAATTGCCCATAGCCCTAAAGGATATTTATTTGAGTTGGATTAAATGGATGCTTATTATTTCTTTTTCCACTAGACATCTTTTTTCTCCCATTCTTCTACTAATTGCTCTAGCAATGACCATTCAATCACAGCAAGCCTCGTTTTGCTATTGTCTTTGCCAAGGATGATCTTGAGTACAGGATACTTATCCCTGCTAACTTTAAAAGTATCTGTACAAATTTTAGACCAAATACTTTGCGAGATAGAGATCGATTTTTCGTATTCTTTATAATCCACCACGAAAGATTTCCACGTAGCGTCACCCTTCTGATAATCACCACGTCCACTGTTTTTTTGTTGTTTAGCTCCATCACGTTTTGCTTCTGACCTCTCTGACATTAGTTAACCTTAAATGTATTTGAGTGACCATCAATGCATGTCCATGACATAATTAAATTTATTGGATCCCAAAAAGTTTCTTCTGAATCTTTTTCACATTTAGAGCATGGCTTTGCTCCACCAATTTTTTCTAACTCTACCTTGTATATTTTTTCTGGCTTAGGGCCAATAAACTCATCAAGATTTGGCATTGATCTGATCCTGTAATTTTAATACTACTTCTGGATTATCACGAAGGTATTGCACCGCTTTTGCACGTCCTTGAAATCTCTCCCCATCCACGGTGTACCAAGCGCCACCTTTTTCCACGACTCCGCACATTTCTGCAACATCAAGAGTTTCTCCGACACCATCTACACCAAGAACTTCCCCTTGGTAGTAAAAGTCGTACTGTCCCGAAAGATTAGGGGGTGAGACTTTGCTGTAATCAACAATCCAGTTAACTGGTCTTCCGACTCTTTGTTCGATAATCTTGTCGCCCACTTTAACACCAGCCTTAATAGCATTAGCTTCAGCTTCAGACGACCAGAGTTTAATGACAGTGGTGCTAAAGAACTTGACTGCCATTCCACCTGTGGGGATGTGACTAGCATGCATAGATCCAAACTGATTTCGTTGTTGTGAGATGAGAACAAGTAATGTGTTTTTGTTTGCATAATTTAACATCTTGACTGCGTGGGTCATATCCTTTGCTTCAGCGCCGTAGCAACATCTACCATATCATTTACTGTTTTTGCAGGAGAGTAAATAAGTTTTGAAGAATCTACTCCTAATTGCTCTGCCCATGCTGGATCATATGATGCTTCTGCATCTATCCAAGCACAAGTCTTTCCTTCTTTTTGTGCCATTGCAATCATTTGCAAGCAGAAAGAGGATTTTCCAGCAGACTTATTACCCCAAACAAGAACCTGTCGACCATAAGGAAGTCCGCCACGCAATGCCATATTAAGCCCAATACTTGGGGTAGCCTGCTTATGTACTTGAACTTCTTGTGCTGATTGAACTCTTGCTCTTGTTTTTGGATCTAATTTTGCCAATACTTCATCTAATACAATTGTCATTTATTTATCTTTTCTCTTTCTACCATTATACCATTTAGAACAGGTTGCCGTGAAGGGGTGGACGAGATTTATTTTTTTCCATTTTATTATGCAAAACTTCGTCAAGACTATGAAGAACTGCTTCTTCATTTCTCATTGCTGCATATACATCTAACAACCTAATAATAGTATCAGCAATTTCTTCTACTACTTTTTCGGATCCTTGAGACTTTCTAATAGCCTCAAGAACTTCAGTTACTTCTGAATGAACTAGGGCAAGCTTATTTCCAATTTTGTCATGGGTATATTCTCCATCCCAAAATCCCTTTTCTCTTGCTGTCTCATGTAAAACTGCTGCTAGGGCATCTAACCCATACTCAGTAACAATTTGATTACTCATTTTTATCCCTTAAACTAAACGTAAATGATGGGCCTTCCTCATCATAGTCAATAACTAACTCTTTATCATTTTTTGCTGCATCTAAAAATTTTATAGAGGGTACGGTTAATTTACCGTATTCTTCTAATAAGGCAACTAGTACCTGATTGATGCTAATGGCCTGTATAATCCCTTCTAGATCTTCTGTCACTTTATCTCCTTAATATTTAATGTACCGTCATCTAATTTAGAAAGAATGACTTGGCACTTCATGCCTTCCCGCATTTTGGCAAGAGCTATTTTATACATAGTAGGGAAAGCAATAGCTCTAGTTAGATTTTTATCTTTATCTGACATTACGATGTGAGCCATCATTTTGCCAGCCTTTGTTTTATACGGTGTGAAGTCTATCACAACATACTCTTTTTCAGCAAGGTCGTATTCTTTTCGATATAGATAATCGACAAACATATCCTTTGATTCTTTTGATATATCGCTTACCTTGACATATCTTGCAATTCTATTGTCTCCTACAAGAATGAAGTACATCTGATTAGTCTCAATTGGGGTTTGCTCATTATGGAATAAGCCGATTGATCCAGTTTCATCAACCAGCTCTACTCTTGCCCACCCATTTCCACGCTTAATGTTTTTAACCATTCCAAACATAATAAAGGAGCCTAATTCATCAAACTCTTCAATAGGTCTTGCCTGTGCTTTAATTCTAGGTGGAAGATCTAAGTTGAATGTAGGAATTCCTAGATACTCATAATAATTATCTTTTTCTTTTCCTGATCTAGGGTTATCTTGAAATGCCGCTCCACCAATTGCATTTAATGCAGCAATTGCACGACTGTTTATTCCACTTCCTTTTTTCGATGCTTTTTCAATTAAATCATCATAATCTTTGTATGGTCTTTTTTCAATAATTTTATTTGCGATACTATCTGAAATAAATTTTACTTCAGCTAGTCCAAAAACAATTGCATCTTCTTTAAGAGAGAAGTAAACATCTGACTCATTAACGTGCGGAAGTCTAACCTTCAACCCTAGTCGCTTTGCTTCGATAAGGTATTCTGTTCTTGTATCTTTGTTTCCTTCGTTTTTAAGAAGGGAGAACATAAACTCCAAAGGATAATAAAACTTAAGCCAAGCGGTATAATAAGAAAGCATAGAGTAAGCGACAGCGTGAGACCTATTGAACGAGTATCCCGCATGGGCCTCAAAATCGTGCCAAAGATGTTGGGCTTCTTTTTTGCTAATATGTGGCTGCATAATTGGGTGAACATATTTTACAGCCTCATTTCCATGCTTACGATTAATATATGAAGCACCAACAGTATTCATAGCTCCTGGACGTACGAGAGCATTTGATGCTGCTAAATCTTCAAATGTGCTAACACCCATTTTCATCAATAGGTTTGTATAAGGAGTTGCTTCAGCCTGAAACACTCCCTTTGTATATCCTTCGCTTAGCATTCCATAAACATTTTTATCGTCTAGTGGAATCTTAGACAACTCTATTGTTTTACCGTGTCTATCCTTAATAGATTTTAATGTATCAGAAATAACGGATAATGTTTTTAAGCCTAAAGCATCAAGCTTAATAAGACCAATATCTGCTACTGTGTCCATATCATATGCAACAACTGGAATTCTTCCTGATACTTTATCCTGAGCATCTTCACGAGATTCTACTGGAGCATACTTTCTGATATCATCTTTTGCCACAACTACTCCTGCAGCATGAACTCCAACGCTTCTAATTTTTCCACGTAGTTTTTCTGCAAGCCAAGTAACTTCTGGATACTTTAATCTAAATTCTTTTGTGTTTGGAGATTCTACAAAGTCTTCAAATGTATCTACAGACTTCAACGCCTTATTAACTTCTCCAAGGGGGACCATGAATACACGAGCAGCATCACGAACTACACCTTTATCCTTAAAATAAGTAAATGTAGAAATGGAAGCGACGTGCTTAAACTTCTTCTTTAGATAATCTTTAACCTCTTTGCGACGGCGGTCTTCAAAGTCTGTATCAATATCTGGAAAGTCATTACGCTCTGGGTTAATAAATCGGAAAAAGAGTAGGTCATATTTAATTGGATCTACATCTGTAATACCTAATGTATAACAAACTAAAGATCCAGCAGCAGAACCACGACCTGGACCTACCATAATATTATTTGTCTTTGCCCAATTAATCATATCTGCTACAACTAAGAAATATGATGCAAATTTTTTATCCTTAATTACAGATAACTCTTCTTCAAGCCTGTCTACATAGACCTTATCCTGATCTAGGGATAGGCGTTTAAGGCCTTCTAAGGCCATCTCAGCCAGTTTCTTATCAGCATTGGTCTTAGGTACTGGTAGAAGATCTAGACCCCTGTTAAAATCGTATTCTCCAATTTTAGAGGCTATCTCCATAGTATTATCAAATATGTCAGTCCTATTAATTCCAGCCTGTTTAAAATCCGCCTCAATTTCTTGGCGAGTCTGAATAAATAAATTATAATCTTGAAATGAAATACGACGGTCAGGATAAAGATAATTAAATCTATCTAACATATTCTTCATCTGACGAGACATTTCAAAGTCTGCCTCTTTATCAGCTTTTGGAGAAGTTGATAAAATAAGCATTGCTTCTTCTAGAATTCTATCTTCGCCTTTAGCAAAGTGGGCGTCTCCTGTTGCTACCGCCTTAATTTTTAATTCATCAGCTAATTGAAGTAGCGTTTCGTTGATTTCTTTTGGGTTATGAGACTGAACTTCCACATATAGATCCTCGCCAAAAGTTTTACTAAAATCTTTGAGTAAAAGTTTGGCATCCGATAAATCGCCACGTTCGATACACTTACTAATAAGCCCATTAAGGCATCCAGTAAGAACGATAATACCTTCCGCATATTCTTTTAATATCTCTCTATCTATTCTTGGCTTATGATAAAAGCCTTCGTTCCATGCTAATTCTTGCAATGCATGGATATTACTTAATCCTTTTTGATTCTTAGCCAATAAAATAATATGGTTGTATGCCTGAATTGATTTATCTGTTTTTGAAGACTTATCAAATCTATCGGTTGGCGAGATATATGCTTCTACCCCAAGAATGGGCTTGATACCAATTTCTTTACATGCTATTTGCATATCACGGTGAGATGATAATGTCCCGTGATCAGTAATTGCTAATGCTGTTTGCCCAGCATCCTTTGCTGCTTGTGCTAATTCGGCAGGAGAATTAAGGCCATCCATTAATGAATAGTATGAATGCACATGTAAATGTGTGAATGACATTAATTCTCCGCCTTTAATTAGTTATTACCAGTCTAGATTGCTACTAGTTGCTGAATCCGACTCTGAATTTCCGCCTTCTCCATTAAAGAAAGCTTCTTGTTCTGTATAAGGAAGATCACGAACTGCTGTCTCTTCCAGCTTATATAGTTCTAGTGTTGATGCATCAAATGCTGCTTCATCCTTTGCAAGGGGGATGATTGTGTAACTTGTGTCTGTTTTTGTACCGCTACGCTTAATACGCCACATTAGATTTGTGATTGAACCCATTTCTCCTGCGTACTCAATAAGTGTAGGTGTAACTGTCTTGCCGCTTGAACCCTGCGAAAGAATTGCAACATATGGCTCTTCTTTGCCATCGTCTACTAGAACGTTGATATAAAGTCGTGAACGACCCTTCCAACCTGCCTTGTAGTCCTTACGGTGTTGCTCACAACCCCAGCACTTACCTTGATCTTCCATAGAGCAAAGACCTTTGCGACGGTAATCTTTTGGATTTGTGTGTTCGACTGCAATAAAGCCCAGCCCAAGCTTTTCATTATATGTTGGTGAATCTGGATCTAGTTCCTGAAGAAAACGAATCTTAACGCTTTCTCCATCTTCAAGTTTTACCCAACGAGCCTTGCTACCTTCTGAATTTGACTGTGGCTTGTCCATAACTGCATTCAAGCCTTTTAGTCCCTTTACGATACCCATTTATGTTTCTCCTTTATAGTTGATGGTATATATCCATCTGTCATTTTATTATATCACGAATTCCAGGTTCTGTATTCTATATCGGATACAGAATTTTTAATACAAGCTACAATTTCTTCATCAGTCATATCGCCAGCATCTTTTGCATCATGTGGGTATATCTTACCATATTCATACGAAGCCCACAAGATGTCTTTATTACGTAATTTATTGGCTATGCTCAGGCCTAATTCCCTGCCAGCCAAATCTGCGTCTGTCATAATTGTTATCTTATTGAAATATCTATTCAATAAGTTTTGTTGTTCAATAGAAAGAAAACCTCCTAATGTTGCAACAACATTTGGGAATCCAGCCTGATGAATTCTTATTGCATCAAAGTTAGATTCTACAATGATTACGTGCCCACCTATTTTTTTGGCACGATGAATATTAAATAATGTTTTGCTTTTAGCAAGATTGGTGCTGTTCTTAAATGCTTTATCTTTAATGGATCTTCCAACCAATCCAATTGGTATTCCGTCTGGGCTATGAACTGGGGTAATAACCATGTCCATATTTTCAGAATATCCTAATTTAAAGTCGTGCATAGATTGCTCATTAATACCACGAGAAATTAAATATGCTTTAGCATCTTCAGAAGCGCCAAGTCTATTATATAATTGGTCTAAAGTTTCTTGTGGAAACTCATTAAACTCTGGTTTATCTTCAAACATATTGGCCATGACTTCATCAAAGTTCTCTACAGATTCAGCTTCTTTAGAAGCGATGTATCTGATTGTCTCATACTCATTCTTATTTAAGATTTTTTTAACTAGTTCATTTAATGTGCCAGCCTCTCCGCATGCTGGGTTAAAACAAATATAAGCACCCTTTTCTCTGCTTACGCTAAAGCTTGAAGTATGGCGATTAGAATGAAACGGACAGTAGCATAGGAAATCATTATTAGTTTCTCCAACTATTTCTATGCCAAGCGATTTAACTACTGCTTTAACATGTGCTGGTGTGTAGATCGTGGAATCAATTTTCCTTGTGACCATCCCTCGCATTCACGTGCCTTTCTTTTACCAACATATATGCCATATATTCTAATAGCATATTCCCATTTATTAATTACAGAATCATACTGTGTATACCAGCCTACGTCAAGATCTAGTATCCTTGCATAACCCTTATCCCGCATTTCATGCATAACAGCATTTTCTGCTGCCACCCTTGATATCATAACAACAGAATCGTCTAGGAATTCCCCATCATGACCAAATGTCTTTATCTTTCTATTCATTTCCGCTCTTCATATCTGGAAGATTTTCATAGATAGGGCTAATAACACCACGATTAATATCCCAATCAAGGTAGAAATCAAACTCGTGTCCATGCCTATTCTTGCGTGAAACAACTTCAATCATATTAGTTCCTGGATATCTGTGGATAGCCATAGCCATATCAGCATCATACTCAATTGCCTTAGACCATGCTACCTGAGACATCATAGGTGGCTCGTCTTGGTCAGAAATATCATCTGCTGTTGCTGCAGTAATATCAATTACTGGAATATTATTAGAAACTGCTAACAGCTTAAATTCACGAGATATGTTACGGTTACGCTCAACTTCTGACATGCTCCGCTTATTATCATTAAACAATTGATGGTAATCTAAAATAACTAAATCTGGTTTATGCTGATCAATCTTTCCCTGAATAGTTGCAGGTGTAACCTCTGCAGTACCCTCATTTGATACTAGGACAAATGAATTCTTTCCCTCAAACTTCTTCTTACCCCAAGACTTAAATGTATCTACATCGATATCGCCTTTTGAAAAATCGCTGGCACGGAATAATCCTGAGCCAAGCATTGTGTATATACGGTCACGCATATTTTCTGGAGACATCTCAAGAGATACAATCATTGGCTTGAATCCTTGTTCCCATGCCTTACATGCAAGATAGGAAGTAAACCATGTCTTACCACGTCCTGGCCAACCAATAGCAACAATTAAGTGTCCTGGAGCCATACCAGTAGGATATGCTTTATCAATTGCATCAAACCCAGTTAGAATTCCTGGGCTTCCGCCCATTGCTGCAGAACGCTCTTTTACCGAAAGGAAATGATTCTCTGCTGCTTCAAGATCTGTGACATCAATATCACGAACATTATTTGTAAACTTAGAAAGGTTTGCGAGCTTAGATTGCATTTCTGCAAGAACCCTTGATGCAGCATCTTCTTTTAGAGAAGACCCAGATTGAATAATAATGCTCTTAAGCTTATTAGTCAGATATTCATTTTTAAGTTTATCTAAATAGTATCCAGTCTGTGCATTTGTATCAACTGGCTCAAAGTCTTTATGACGCTCCATAAGAATGCCTACTTCTGGAACTGCTTTAAATTTATAATAGTATGTTTTTAGGCTATTCCAAATATCGGCATGGGATGTAAAGATCTCATCTACATTATCTGCAAGTAATACACTTATATCTTTATTCTTACATACGGAAGATAGTAATTCTGCTTCTGTATTCATTCTTCGCCTTCCACCATTTTCTTTGTAGCCTCTCGCAGCATGCGACGCTTTTCCTTATCTCTATCAATCTCATTCTTTAAAATATCTATCTTATCAAAGTTATAAAAGAAGAAGTTGAGCGGATGCCCAGACTTACCAGTCTTAAAATAATAGATAAGCAATTCTTTTGCACGTTCATATCCTACACTATCAATGACATCTTGCATAGCCCATTTTTCACGGAATTTATTTAGGCGTGGCTTTTTATTATACTTCTCCTTATATAAAGATTCGTATAGTCCTATTAAAACATAAGGCTCTTTCTCATTTGCCACGTTTTAGTTCCTCTTCAACCTCACGAGTCTTTTCAATCAATTTGTCTTCTACAAACTTATACACACGCTCTGTTGCAGTATCAGCATTTTCTCCATCACGAACAAAGTCTTCAATGCCTATGCCAATTTTAATGCTTTCGTAATTACCCAAGTTACGAGTAAACGAAAGATCTACCTTCACCTTAGTTTCCACTATTCCGCCTTCCATACAGGTACAAATGAACCGTCATTGGTCTTAGTATACAATATTAAATTATGTTTGAGAAGAGCTTGCAATTCTGATCTTGATGGCAATTCTCTGATGTATCCAGCATCAATAATAAATTGATGGATGTCCAATATGTCCGATTCGCTAAACATATATTTAGACCATGAACTTTCTGGATTACTAATTGGATATACTTTTTGTGGAGCTTTTATTTTGCCCTGCAAAATATATTCTTCAATAGTTACCTTATGCCTATTCAATAGTTTTGCTGCCTCTACTGTAGAATAAGCATTTTCCATATTCTTCTTTACTAAAGAATACGGATACATCACTCTTTTTTTATCTGGATAGCACCAAGCAACTATCTCATCTCTTGCCCTAGAGGATTTTAATACTTTATGTATATTCCCGTTTAAGAAGAAATAGAGAAGTTTTTTGCGAACTCTTTGTCTTTTTTCTCTAGCCATCGCCCAAATGCACTCGTATCCTTATTAATCATCCAACGCCTTCCGCATAGAATACAGAAAAGCTCAACATGTAGTTTTTGAGAGAAAACTCTATCGACAAATACTCGTCCACGGCATCTCTGACACTGCATCATAGTTTAAATAGTTTCCCATCTACGACGCACGAATAATCTGGAGATACATGGATCATTTGAATATGTGGATATTCTCCATTTTCAATATGAGCAATTGCAAATCCCTTTTGCCAATCGTGGTGTTGAGTATACTTCATACCTGGACCCTTTTCGTCGCACATGTGTCCAATTTCATAACCACGCAATGTTTCACCTTGGCCATTGTTTCTTAATTCATATGTTACCATATGTGAAGCAATTCTATGAGAGTGTCCACGAATCAAAGACACCTGCATATCTTCCATGTCTTTTCTTACAGATCCTGTAGCCGAAATTGAAATACCGTGATGAACATGGATGTCTCCAAAGCGACGTTTTGGCAATGAGTCATAGAAGATATATTCATATCCCAATGAGTCAAGATTCCATAAAGCTTCTGGAGTTACTTCTGATATATAGTCTGGCAACTTTGCATCTACATAATTAAAGATACGAATATCGTGATTGCCTAATGCAGAAAACAATTGTGCTTCTGGAAGCATATCACGAGTCTTTGCATAGAAATCTCTTGCACCTTTTGCTTCATGTCGCATAGTTGGAATAATTAAATCTGCGCTATCTGTTTTATATAAGTTTAAAAATTCTGCGGAACGACCTTCTGTATACTTGCTATAACATGCTTGATCGTCTGTATCGCCAAGGTAATCAACTACGTCTGGCTTAAACCATTTCATTACTTTAAACCAAAGCTCAATCATCTTGTCGTCTTGATATGGGAATTGCTGATCAGATGATAGCATCCACTTTAAATCGTTACTCATTCTCCACCTTAATACGAAAAAAGTCACGAGGTCGTGACTTGGCGTTAGTTATTATTATAACATATAGCAGTAGCCTGTCAAGACTATCCTGCTGATACCACTTCTCTTAAAACAACTGCAATAATTCCTACTGCAATGTCTCTTGGCTTCTTGCCCTTATTTACTACATAGATTGTAGGCGTGGTTGTAATTCCAGTCACGCTTACCATCATGTTGTCATCTGCGGTTAAGCTGTTTCTTAGGCTTGCTACTGCAAACACCTTACCGCTTTTAATTTCATCTTCAGTAAACTTATCTCCAAAATTAAATGTAAGTTTATCCATTTTGCCAGCACCAACATCTTCAAACTTGTGATACTTTGTAAAAACAATTGCAGTTGCTGGATTTCCAGAGTTGTCTGTTTGATTAGATACACTTGTCATCTGGAAAAGATTATCAATATTTTGTGACAGTTTATTTAGTTTAACAGGATCTAAAGGCTCTCCATCGTTAAACGTAACCGCATTATGTTGATTTACTGCCATTATAATGATTCTCCTATATCGTGTGCTTTTACTTCCGCCTCAGATACCTCAATTAGTTTAGATCTATCTAAGCCATACTTAGTAAAAATATCTGGGTCAACAATGTGACGCAGTTTATTTTGAGACACTAAATACATTTTACCATCTGCTATGTTTTTGATCAAGGTCCCGTCTCTGAACCCCAGTTTTCCTACTAGTTTAATTCCTGATAAAGCCGCCTCAGTAGCATTTACCGTAGTAAACTGCCAAGAAGTGGCGGCCCTATCTGAAATCAATTTAAATCTTTTACCGTCTTTAATCCAATAGGTGGCGCTGTCTGTTTTAACAGCAATTCCAGATGGGAAGTTAGTCGGTTGCGAGATTATCAAGATGTTCGTTGTATTCTTGAACAGCCTCACGCTTCGCTTCTTTCTCTTCAACAAGCTTTGTAATTTCTGCCCGTAATACTGCAATCTGAGTTTCATAATTAGATACAATTTCTCCGATACGTTGCTGTAGGGCGGTAATTATTAGTTCCGCTTTTTCTGCCATTTATTTTCCTATTCTGCTTCTACTTCTGTTCTTTCTGCTAGAAGAGCTGTCTTCTTTGCAGTAGCTGAAGTAATTCGATCATTAATAGATGCAATTGATACTGCATCTGGAGAGGCAACAGCCTGTGCCTCAATAAGATCTAATTGAGACCCATAAATAGAATACTCAATATTTCTAATGTGCTGATCAATAATTGACAGCTTATCTTCTTTTGCTAGACTCATTATATCCTCCTTTCCTTATTATATCATTTAGCCCTGATTAGTCAAGGCTTCTTTTTCTGTTTCTAAAACCTGTATGATTTTGCCATAGTTATCTATATCAGACGCATTGCCGTCTATTTTAAACTGGTTGCCTAAACCATTAAGGGTTTCTATAGCATTTATACTTTCCTGCAGCCTTGCATTCCAGAACTCTAATTTTAAATTAATCAAAGATATCTTATCTGTATTACTTAACATATATCTCCTAATTCATAAATGTTGTTTGGCTTGCAACAGCGCTGTCTCCACCAGAGTTTCTAGCTGAGACATAAATTGTATAGTTTCCTGCCCCTTGCCATCCAGTTCCATCATAACCAGGCCTAAAAGTTGTACCAGTATAAGTATACTGGTTGCTAGTTGTAAATACAGTTCCAGTTGGTCCTTGGCAAAATACCGAATAGCTTGTTGGAGAATTGGAGAAACTCCAAGAGAATGTTCCACCTAATGCTAATGAGTTATTTCCGCTAATACTTACTAGAACTGGGGCTGGAGTAGATGGAGCAGACGGGGTTGCTTGTCCTCTAGGGCTACTGCCATAAGAAGTCCATACATCATTTGTATTAGACGCAGATACCCAAAAATAATAAGTTGTTCCATTTGATAAGCTAAATGTAACATTTCTTACTGTTCTTTCAGCATCATAAGAAACTGCAGGATTTACACCACTATTTCCACTAGAACTTGTAGACCACCAAATTCTGTATTTAGTAGCATTAGTATCTCCAGACCATGTTACTGTTACAGATCCATTACCAGGAGTAGCAGTAACTGATGTAGGGGCTGTTGCATTTTGAACAGGGGGAGAGCCGCTTGTTGTAGCAGAGCTTCGTGCTAAATTATATGCAGTCCAAACATTGTTGCTGCCAGAAGCGGAAACATAAAAATAATATGTAGTATTATATGAAAGAGTAAATTGTGTAGATCTTGTAGGTTCGCTAACCTCAGCATCATAAGAGCTTGCTGGATCTCCAGTATAGCTAGATGCGGTAGTCCAATATATTCTATATTTAGTTGCGTTTGTTGCTTGTGGCCAAGAAACAGAGAACACGTTTCCGCTTACAGAAGCAGAAACTGAAGAAGGTGGACTTGCATTTGCAGCATTTACTGTAAAT